GGCGACCGGGTTTAGTCCTATCAGCGAAACTGCGTTAAACGTGGCCATGAGCGGATCGATCTTTGCGGAACCGCTGACCTGTTTCGTAATCGTGATTGCATTGCCGCGCGGCTCTACGCGTGCGTTCCCCACACACCACGCCATCAGAGGGCGAGCTCCGTGCACGATCTCACCACCGGCGATGGCACGCTCGGTCGACTTGATCGCGCCGTTGAGCTTGTAACCTTGCGAGATCGCAACGATCTGGTCTCCGGTGATCCCACGCTCTTCGATCGTCAGCTCGTCGAGGATGTCGTTGATGCCGGCGGCGTCCACGCCGATCGCCAGTTTCTCTGGCAATAAATCCGCATCGCGAAGCCGGCAAACGATGTCTGCGAGTTGCACGACGTCATCACCGGGCCGATCGACGATGGTCAGGTCGCCATCACGCTGGAAGTCGATGAGGTGGGACGCGATGTCCTGCCGGCGGTCCAGCACGATCCTATGCGCCCACGCATGGGCCCAATGCAGCCATCTCCGCGTCTCCTTCTCGCGCCCTACGACCGATAGTCCGAGCAAGTCGTCCAGTCCGCCGCCGTCGATGCCGACCGCCACAACTTCGCTACGCTCGATCAACGTGTCGAGGGTCAGGCTTGCATCCCCCTGCCCCTCCCAGAAATCGGCCCCTGCCCATCGATCAGATCGAAGGGCCAGGCCGATCTCGACGTTCAAGTGCTTCGCTAGGAAGCCGCGAAGCGATTCCTCGCCGGCGACCTGCGCCTTGCGCAGCTCACGCTCGAGGAACTCTTCATCCACCGAGTACCCGAGATTGGGGTTCACCATGCCGAAGTTGCGCGGGTCTAGATGTTCGTTCCGCGCGATCATCTCTGCCGGGAACTCGTAGATGATCGGGACAAAGCGCTTGTCCACGATCTTCCCGTCGCGCACGTCGCGCGCGTACTGCAGCTTCTGCCGGAAGATGCCGGCGGGCGGATCATCCGATTGCGTCGTCAGGTAAATGACGAAGCCTTCCGGGCGCGACGCGAGTCCGCCCGTCGCCTCCCGCAGCATGTTCTCCGCGTCCGCCTGCTTGCCGAAGAGCCACAGTTCATCGACCAGCGTGCCGACGGATTTCTTACCGCCCACCGTGTTGTTGTCAGCGGCCACGACCTTCAGACTCGCGCCGCTCTCCCGGTGCGTGATGGTCTTCACGTGCGTCTGCACGTGCATTAGCGCGTCCAGGTCTTCGTCCCGCTGCGCCATGTCGCGCGACGGCGCGTAGCTATTTCCGGCGATCTCGATTGTCGGCGCGAGGATCGCGAACTCGGCCGACTGGCGCCAGTTCAGGATCAGCGCCGTCATCATGATGCCGGCCGCCACGGTGGACTTGGCGTTCTTCTTGGGCAACAGCACGAACCACTCGGTGATCAGCCGGCGGCCTGATTCAGCGTCGTAGGCGCCGAAGATCGAGGCGACTAGGTCGAACACCCACTGATCGCAGGCCTCGCCGAAAGTCGGGCTGCCCGGCGCATCCACAATGCGCAGCTGCTTGAACACTGCGAGCGCGATCGCCGCCTGCTCCGGGAAGATCGGCGGCGGGATGATCGACTCCCGTGCGCGCAGCCGGTCCTCCCAGTCCGGGCAAGCGGTCGACCAGTCCACGGATCAGTTCGCCCTTGCTCGCGGCGGGGGCGGCGTCGGCGCGAACCGTCCGCCAGCGATGTCGGATGCTGCCTTCTTCTTCTCGTCCTTCTTGCCACCCTCGCCCTTCTTTGCGTGGGTGTACTGCACGGCGGCGATGGCGGCCTTCACTTGGAGACCAGTCGCATCGACCCGACCGAGCGCGACGTCCTGCAGGAGTTGCAGCATGTCGCGTTCTTCGATCAGGACCGGCTCCGCCTTCGCCCGTTTCAGCGCGCCGCCGTGCGGCTGGCCCTCGAGGGCGACCTTCACTGCTGACCGGGAGAGCGGCTTCGCATTTGCTGATTTCTTGGCCTTAGCAGGCGCTACAGCCTTGGGCTTACGACCCGCTCCTGGCCTTGCGCCGCCCGCGTTTTTGCGCGGTCCGCCGCTTCGACCCTTCACGCCTGCCATTTGCTGATTACCGAGAGTTGCGGAGGGGGAAAAAAATCCGTGCATGAGAGGACAGGCGGTTTACCGGAAGCGATCGGGACGGACTTTCGAGCCCCCCTCCCGTCGTGGCCGATGGCCGAGGTCCTCTCGCGTCTTGGCCTCATGGCACGAGTCCTTGGCGCCGATGCACAGCACTTGGCAGTTCTCGTCTGTGTCCGCGCCGCCGTTGGCTAGCGCAACCACATGGTCCAGTTCGAACCCATTGGGATATGCCACCAACCGACCGCACTTCGCGCAGTGCGGATGCCTCGACCAGATGCGAAGCCTGCGGTTTTGCAGCGTGCGACCGGTGATGCGGCGCTCACTGGCAGTAGGCACGCTCTGCACCCTGCTGCCCAGCGAGGCAACGCGCGGCTTGAGCGTCGTCAGTTTCACCGCGCTTGTGCTGCCCTATCGCCCACGATCAGGGCTTGGAGCCCACGGACCTGTGCGTCGCACTCGGCTGCGGCTCGAACAATTCGGCCCGCACTCGCCGCTCGGTCGTCGGTGGCGCCATCAGATGCGCCGGTGCCGGCGGCAACTGCTCCGGTGGCGGGCACGGCCTGACATTGCGCCCACAGCTTCCGAAACCGCACGTCACCAGCACGCACGTCAGCAGCCAGCTGATCGCCCTTGCTCTGCGCATTGATCAACTCCTCAAGGTATTGCGCGGCCACAGCTTCCTGAGTCTCGGCCCGCAGCTGGTAACGCTTCGCCTGGTCCTCGGCGGCGCGCTGGTTGTCCCGCGCGGTCAGCGCGTCCGCTTGGGCCTGGGCCAGTTCGGTCGCCCGCACCTTGGCCTCTCCATCCGCAACGCCTTTGTCGTGTCCGCACTTCACAAGGGCGAGACCGACCAGCGTGGTCAGCAGGATCGCCGCGCCCCAGCGGATGAGGGTCGTGTACGGGATCACTGGCCGCCTGCCCCGCCGCCACCGAAGCGGCGAACCATCGCTTCAACTGCCTGCGCACCGGCGATGCCCAGCGCGGAGCCGATGCCCAGCAACGCAAGTGGCGAGATGTCGGGGATCTGCAGCAGCACGACGCCGGCGACAAGCGACGTTGCCGATCCGAGGATCGTGCGCCCAATGGCCACACGCCAGTTCAGCGGGTCGTTGCCCGACAGCAGCTTGCCCAGCGCGATCGCCGCGCCGACCGCCGCCAGCATCAGGATCTGCTTCATGTGGTCGCTCACGCCGTTCCCCTTTCGTTCTGCCATCGCATTTACCTCCGGGCCTCCGCCAGCGCACCGCCGGCGGCGACGTAGACATCGCGCAGCTGGTTGATGGAGTGCTCACGCTGGCCATAGCCGGCGCCGGGCAGGCTCGCCCATTCCTTCGCGCACTTCGACACGGCATCGTCGAACCGGCCTGCGCGAACGTCGTCCAGCGCTCCACGTCGCTTGATCAGGTACACCGCGACCTTGTCCTGGCTCAGCGGGCTGAAGTCGGTGACCTTGGCGGCCTTGCTCGCCCAGTCCCACGTGTCCGTTCGGATGCGGCCCGGAATTGCGGCCATGATTTGGTAACGCCCAGCGGCGTCGCTCCAGCCCCAACGGGTCTTTACCGCGGTACGCGGATGCTGGTTGTAGCCAACGAAGATCCCGCCACCGACGTTGACGCCATAGCCGTCATCCCCGCGCGCAGCCGTGCCTTCCGAAAAGGCCAGCATGTCCAGGAACGCGCACACATTCGCGCCGCCTGCGCCGAGTTGGGCAGCAGTGATTCGCGGCATGAGGTGCTCCAGTGGAATCCGGCCAGCGCCGCGCGCGCCGACTCCCCCGAACCGACGGGCAGCGCTGACCGGAAGTGGTGCCCGGCGGCCCCGCGAACGGAGCGCATCGACGGCGACGGAAAGCCGCGGCCGGGCATAGACGACGGAAACGAAAAAGCCCCCGGCTTTCGCCGAGGGCTTCTATCGCATCGTGCCTGAAATGGTAGGTGTTCTGTCCGGACTGTCAACGGGATTTTTGTCAGTGGTGCTAATGTCCGCTTACGACCCTAAGCGGACATCCATGTTGCGATCGCTGAAGCGGCTGATCCGGTCCGGATCACTGATGATTAGTTATGCAACTCTAAAGTGGAGATTGAGAGTTGAAGAGCATAGGCAGCAGCCCGCACCAGCCCCGTGAACGAGTCCAGATCAAGAACCGGCTAGGTAAAGGTCATCGCAGGACCTC